TATGGTTCGCTACCAAGCGGTAATACTTTGACAACGATTATAAATTCTATTTATAATTTATTTTCTCACTATTATTGCTGGTTAGTCTTGCATGAGTATAATGTTGTTTGTTTAACATTTTTCTTAGATCATGTGTCAATTGTAGTTTATGGGGATGATAGTCATCTTGAAATATCCGATGAATATAAACTTGAATTTAACGAATTGACTTTGCCTGATTTAATGAAAAATGTTGGCCTTAAATACACTAATGAAACAAAGAATGTAGCTTTATCTCCTGTTAGAGATTTAAGAGATACCAATTTCCTTAAAAGAACTTGGCGTTTCGATGAAACTCTAAATAGGAGTGTTGCTCCTCTGGATTTAGAAGTTATTTTGCACATGGCGGATTACTCTCGAAAGGGTTTGGAATATATTAGTGGAACCTTAAACACTATTGATATACAAATGAAGGAATTTTCCCTTCATGGGAAAGATGTATTTGATAAACATTCACCCACCCTACTTCGTGCTTCTGAAGATGTTATGAAGTACACCCCAAGGATTATTAGTTATGCGGCTAACCTTAGAATCACTTCGGTGACTAAGGACCATTGCTAATAGTCCTTCAAGTCTGAAGAGACTATAAACACTTTATACCCGACCCGAAAGGGTCACAGTCCGGAGGGACTTTAAATACTCACGTTGAATTATACCTCATATTTAAATCAACGACCGTCAGTGATGACTTTAAAAATCTATCAAGTCGGTGACGACAATAAATATCTTTAATGAAAATAATGCAATTATACACCAATACTACCGTTGATAATAAGACTCCTTCACTACGCTTTGTGAAGGATGGTACTTTTAAAATTAAAAGCCGAGTTTGTAGCGTCGTTTACGATGTTGGACGTTACGAAAAACTCAAGCAACATCAAATTGTTTTCCAAATGAACAATGGTCGTTTGGATGAAATTGTGGAGGAATCTGTAAATAAACCTTTAGGAGATTCACAGAGAGATGATATTGGTGGTGAGGTTAAAGTTGTTAAGCCCCACAGTTATATTAGACCAATGGGTGGTATACTTAAGAGTATTCTAGGTTCGACTGAAAATGATATAAAATCGTTTTTAAGAAAACCGATTGTTAACTTGAGTGGAACCTTTGGGGTGGCAGATGGTCCAGCTACATTTAGTATGCAGGGTCTATTTGTTGGTTTGGACCACGCTATCAGATCGGATAAGCTTAAAGGGGTTTTCTCTTTGAGAGCGGATACGGTCTTAACATTGGAAATCAATGGCAATCCTTTTCAGAATGGGAGATATATTTTAGCGTCTATACCATCTGGAGGCGCGACTAATAATACCGCCAGTGCTGTTCTTAGGTGTAATTCTCATAGATTTTCACGAGTCCAAATTACGCAACTTAATCATGTTGAAGCTGATATATCGACTGACAAGCAGGTTCAATTATATTGTCCTTTTATTAGTGGTATGTCATCACATAATATTGTTGCTGGTTCCAATGCGACTAAACAAGGAAACCCAGGTTGGTTTTTTATTTATCCGTATTTACCTTTGGAGGTTGTCACAGGATCTACAACTGTGCCATATACTCTCTGGATCCATTATGAGAACGTGGAGTTGTTTGGTAGTGCAGTGCCTCAGATGGGTAAACGCGGACGCTTTGCAAAAGGTGATTTACTTGAAAAAGAGGCTCTTGAAGGACCCTATACCAAAACATTATCTCTGGCTACAGATATTAGCAGTGCTTTGAGTAATGTACCTATTTTATCTTCTATAATGGGACCCTTATCATTTGTTACGAATGCAGCAGCTAATGTGGCACGCCATTTTGGATGGAGTAAACCTATGTTGTTAAAAGAACCTATGAGAACTCATAATGCTTACGCTCCTTTTTTAGCAAATAGTGACCAAGTTTCAGTTGCCCAACCATTGGCATTGTTGTCTGATAACCACGTGAGTGCTCTGCCTGGGTTTGCTGGGTCAGACTTAGATGAATTGTCAATTGATTTTATCAAATCAATCCCTTCCTATTTTGGTAATTTCACGTGGACCTATACCCAAGCAGTAGGAACTGTTTTATATGATGAGTTGACAGATCCAAGCAAATATTATATCCAGTCAGCGGATGGCATAGTCAATTTAATTAGTTATACGCCAGTTGGTTTTCTCGGTAATATATTTAACCAATGGCAGGGTTCAATTATTATAACGATTAAATTTGCCAAGACTATGTTTCATGCTGGTAGGTTGGCTTTTTGCTATAATCTACATGATAGTGCTTCTACTCCAGCAGTTATGTCTTATGCTAATTTGCCTTATACTCATAAGGAAATTATAGATATAACTAAAGGAACAGAATTTTCATTTGAGATTCCATATATAGCAAATACTGAATGGGCTTTTTGTGCAGCAGGTCTTGATGCTGGACAAATGTCACCTGGACATTGGGCGTTGATTGTAATAGACCCACTAATTTATACATCGACAGTTCCAAATGCTATTAGAGCTGTGATGGAAGTATCGGGTGGTAAGTCAATGCATTTTGCGGTACCTAGACCATTCCAATCCGTTCCAACTTCAATCGTCAACTATCAATCTGGTAATGTAATGAAAGAGGAATTAAGTGCGATTAATGAAACTGTAATAGGAACATCGGTTGTTAGTAATTACTTAACCTCGTGTGAGAACTCAACAGGAGAAGTGGTTGATTCTTTGAGACTATTACTTAAAAGGGGTGGGTTTATTTATGCTAGTGCTTTGACAACTGGGGTCAATGCTAGTGTCATAGCACCACACGTGACAAGTTGGCTAGCAAACCAAGTAGCAGCTGTGCCAATTGGGTATATTGTAACGGATCCTTATAATACAATATCTAGTTTTTATTGTTTAGGTCGCGGAGGTTTCCGCGTCCATACGATGGCTACTACGGGCCCAACTACGGCATACAGTATTTTAGCGTGGCTATCGACTCATAATAGTGGGGTTACAGCTTTATTGACGATGTTTGCGAATGCAACAACTACCTTTAATCAAGCGATGTTTTATGGTCAGGGTTCAGGTTTGACAATCCTAAAGGGTGGTGAACTACAAGGGGTACAGATCCCACAACAGCTGTTGGGGCATTCAAGAAATTTAATTGAGTGTACAGCAATAGGAACTGCAGCAGCAATTCCGACAACCCCATCTAGTCCAATGATAGACAGATCTTTATTATATATTAAAGGTTTAGGTACTTATGTTGGGCAAAATTT